AAACCTGATGGAACTATCGGAGAGGCTTTGCCTTTTCCTGATGAGCTAGGCTGTATGGTTAAAGTAATGTTAAAGAAAAAATGAATGCGTTAGCTATAGATGAAATTGAAGAAGTCCACTTAGCAAATATAGAATCCCCTTACACAATAATGGCGCGGTCATACTGTGACATGGGGCCTTATAAAAGTATTAACTTAATTATTTCTACCAAGAAAGGTGAGACTTTGTACGCGGTAGTGGGAGAAAGAGATAAAGATTTCAACACCATTTTAAGTAGAACAAGTAAAAAGAAAGAAGCAGAAAGAAAGTACTACCATGTTACTTCAAAGTATTTGTTCCCATAAATTTCAAGGACTAGGAAATCGTAGGAGATCTACGATCCGAGGATATATAACTAAAGCTTACTGGTTTTCTTATTATCCCAGTTTGGTTTAAGTTATATAACAGGGGTTTTCGTTTACCTCTGGTGTAAAAACCTCTCATTGAACACCTTGGATTAACTACCGAACAGCCTACCCTTTTCTAATTGGGGGTAGGCTGTTCTACTTTATAGGTTCAAACACGGGTAGCTTATTCCATTCATCCATAAAAATATCTAGTCTACGTTGACCCCTACCATCTTTAAGTTTATCTCTGTTTAATATATTAAACTGCCACTGTTCTGATGGGGCTATCCTTCCTGTTGCATTTGAATCCAACATAAATAATCTTTGCTTTGAGTACTTCAACTCTTTCATTTTTCTGAAAGCTTCTTCTTTAGAATAACCCAACTTGTAAGATCCTTTTATATGTTGGTTAATGTTGTCGTGTATCCTAGCTATCCTTCGGTACTCTTCTCTGACAAGGTCTCTTATCTCTTCTTCCGAAAACTCTTTGTTCTCAGATAAGAGTAGATTCTTTTTAGAGCGAGCCCTGTTATATGAATCCCTTTGTTCATTAAGATATCTCCCTACTCCTCTATCAGCATTCAGTTGATATATTTTAAAGGGCCGTATTTCCTGAGCCAAGATCCCTAAAGGAGTGAACTCCCAGTCAGGTATGTCTTCACCTAAAGCATCAGCCGCTTTGTTGATAGCCTTAAATGATTTAGGTTCAAAAGCATCACGGTAAATATAAGAAGTAAACGCATCCATTTTTTCCGCAGGAGTCATGCTATCATCTACAATTTTTTGACCTGACTGTGGATCCGTCCCATCAAAGATAGCTTTAGATATAGTACCCCAAAGAATCTGCTCATCAAAATATGTTTGGAACAACAAAGTACCTACAGTATCCCCAAAGAAATCTCCTATTCTTCCATTGGTTAAGGACTCATAGCCCCTGATAAAGGGATCAATGAGCATGGCAAATGGGTTAATAAATGTTAGGCTAAACTGTTTTAAATCTTTATTCTTATCTTTATAGTAAAAGTTAGTGTCGCCTCGTGCATACTTAGGAGCCCATGCTCTAGCGGTTTCTTCCTCATCGTCTCCTATATCTAAGATACCCTTAAGAACTAAGCTAGCCCCCACACTTAACCCACCTACAGCGAACATCGAACCTGCTAATCTTCTCTGGCCTCTTCTCCGCATAACTGCATTACCACTCTTCATTTCTTGAGTCATTAAGATACCAGTATTTGCAGTGATCCTTGGAACCTCTGTCTTGAATCGTAGGAAAGGAGATAGGAATATAGGTAAACCTTTCTGCTGTAAGCTCTTAACTACAGGTAGTGTTTGGCTGTAAGACTGAGCGGTCATCAAGACTTTCTTAGAAGCCATACGTTCAAGCTCTTCGTCAGACCTACCTTCAAATACGCTACCATCTTTAGTAGCGTTAGCGTGATCCCTAGCTTCACGTAATACTTTCAACTCGTGTTCGAAGTAAGCAATCTTATGTGCGGCATCAATAGCTTGAGAAAGTTGTTGTGCTTTTTTAATTACTCCTGATGGAAGAGAAGCAACTTTCTTTGCCGCACCTTTAACTGTTTTAGATTCAACTTGTTTAAGCACTCCTTCCAACTCATCAGTCATTGACTCCATGTCTCTTTCCCCACGTAGCAGTTCAGATATAGTGGTAGTCTGAACATCGTCCCCAACTATATTCAACCCAACTAATCTTAACTTATATACATCCACATCATTAACCCTACCAAATAAAGTTTCAGTTCTGTCTGCTATACTACCTGTTGTTTGTTTAACAAGTTGAGATAACCCTGATCCCGGCAACATTCCTTGCATCGGTCCGAAGTAAAGCATATTGGATAATGCGTTCCTTAAATAAAACCCCGGAAATCCTCCCAATGTTTTAAGAGCCATGGATAAACCTGTACCTCTCGAAAGTAGTTTGAATACTTTATCAACAAGCTTAGTGCCTGAGTCAGCCTTTGTTAATTGTTTGAGATTACTAAAGTGTTCTTCTAAACCATCTGCAAATTCAGGTGGCCCAAGTAAAACTCCTTGGTTAACTCCTTCTGGGTTAACGAAGTTACTGAACGGATCGTACTTACCTGAACGAGCCGCACCTCCAAGAGCTTGCCTTCCTCTCACAGGTTTAAAGCCTCTATAATATTCAGCTTTCTTGGTGTTACCTTTATCTTCTAGCTCATTTATCTTTTGTTCCAACTCAGATCTAGTTAGCAACCACCCACTCTGCCTACCTAAAGTAGCGGTGTGTTGCAAGAAAGCTTGGTTACTTGCCATCATACCTACGGTAGATATAGAGCGGAAGATGTTATCAACATTCCCCTCGTCTACGTTCTCGCCTAGCAGGGCTCGTAACGCTTTAGGAACTCTCTTCCGTTTCTTAATGTTATCTATTACAGGTTTAAGCGGAGTAGGGGTAGCTCTCTTAGCTTGCTTATCTCCTTGGTATTCAAAACTGTCTACGTATTCTTGCGCTTGGTCCATGCCTAAACGCCTACCATAATTGTTTTTCTTGTAATCTTTCAGTTCCTGCAAAGCTTTAGCTTCTGCATCAACAGAAGACATACCATCTGTAGCCACAAAATGTTCCTTACGTTTTGTCACATACGTATCTTCAAAGAAGTCAGCGGCTTGGCTTCTAACTGTAGCATAGGTGGGGTCATTCATTACCCTTTCAGAGAAGCCTACTTCAGTAAACATCTTGTATGATCGGGTGAGGTATATCCCCATGTTGTCATCAAAGTGTGCCGACACATCATCAGATAAATTATAAAGAGATTTAACTTCTAATGAAAGGTCGTCTAATAAATTCCTTAAGGAAACCAAATGCTTAACAAGATCTTCACCTCCTTCTACTCTACTTAGTTTCTGTAACGCATTAGCTTTTCTTTTATGAATAGCATCGGCTGCCAGCTTCTCAGCTTTTTGTATACTTTTTGATTTAGCTGCGGCTGCGTTCTCATACCGAGTCTTAGCTTCACCAAAAGAAATAGCCCCATCTTTTTGTAATCGAATGGTATCTTCTATTGATGCTTGATAATCATCTTCGATAACTTGTATCTCCTCATCAGTAGGATACGCACCATCTGTGGATCCAATAGCATCCCTTAGTAAATCAGCAGGAGCCGCTTCTACTGTACCAAAAGATTTCTTCAACAGCTTGTCCATCTTTGTCTTATACTTTTCAAGAGTGACGGTAACCATTTTCTGGAAGCCTCTTCTGTTGTCATCCAAATCTTTAACTCTGTTATCTAGCTCACCTGCAAATGCCCTAACAAACATAGAGTTTGATCTCTTGTATTCTCCTGTGTGGAAGAAGGGCATCTGTAAAAGTTGTTTGAATGCGGTACTAACATTCTGTCTACCTGCCCCTATATCTACGGGAATATTAGATTGGTCTGATGGCGAAGCATTTAAGGAACTGTATAAAACAGAGGAGCTTGCTTGATTATATCGCTGAGACAGAGGTACAATATTACCTGAGAAATCTCTGACTACTCCAGATTCCTTAATCTGATTAGCATCTTTAACTATGACTTCTCGTTGCCCTGTTCGAGAATACGTCCAGTCAATCGTAACTGAGTCAGCGTAACCCTCAGAAAATAAGAAGTTAACAGCGACGGCATCTCCTCCTCTTAGGTAATTTAGTGTGGGCCCCCCATCCCTTTGAGCTCTCGCCTGTCTGATACCGTTAGTACTTTGAGGACCAAACTTCTCGTCCATTTCATTTAAATCTTCCTCAGTGTATGCTCTTACATCAAGCTTCCTGATAAAATCTAACATCTTCTTAGGGTCTTTGTCTAAGATCCTGTTACCTGATTTATCTAAAGTTACATTAGCTCTTTTGGCGTAGCTACTATCTATGAGATCGTTATCTAAACCTAACTTAAATAAAGCTCTTACGTAGTTGGCATTATTTTCTACCCAACTATTAAATTTAGGAAGTAATCCTTTAGCTTCTATTGCTTGTTCTATAGTAGAAGAAGGTCTGGTAAAGTTTATTACTATAGGTTTTTCTGATTTATACCTTACCTTATGCGCTCTTGAAAATTCGAAAGGCCCAACCCAAGCACCATAATTAGGATAAGTTTTATCTGGAATATTTGGGGCAAATGATTTTATAGAATCTAAATCATCCCCTTCCATGAGGTAATAGCCCGCACCAAAGTTACTTCTAGGACTAGGAACCCCCATCCTTCCACCTTTAGAATATAAAGCTACTCTAACTCCTTTGCCTGTATACCCTGCTGCTTCTGCTGCTTCGTCATCCAACTTACTTATAGCTTCCGCATTTCCTTCGGGATCTTCTAATAACCTAAACCATTTAGAATCAACAGACTCTTCGGCTTCAGTCTCAGCCCAAGGGTTGAACCCTGAACCCTGTTCATCTAAAGGCTGTACATCTGATGGTAGATCAGGAGTATCTTTCAGAGCTCTAGTAAACTGACCGAGCTCTGCTTTACTGTTCATCTCTCTTAGAGTTTTTGGATCCAACTCTTCTAAGTCCAAGTTGAAACGAGCTACGGGTAGTATAACATTTCCCTCTTGATCTACTTCAACTATATCTTCTACGAAAGTTTCTCCCATAGCACCACTGAGTTTCCCAAGGATGAGTCTTAACTTCTCAGAAGTAACAGGGTTCCTTTCTATCCAGTCATCTACTGTGTTAGCAGTGTCAGCAATTAAACTTTCTTTAATAGATGTAACTAAGTTATCTCCACCTTCATCACCGTTCATCAACAGGTCTTGGAAGTAACCATCTACAGTACCTGTATTTCTTACAGAGCTAAGACGTATATCTACAGAGTTAAAATTATTCCGTGTGCTTACGTCTATTATATTCCCTTGATTGTCCCAAGTAACAGGATCTGCTAACTTAATTACCTTACTGTTGGTAACATAAATGTTTGTTGGATCCAACGATGTTTGCTTCCCATCTTCTCCGTACAGTTCATCAAGAGGTCCATGTTCTTTCATGCGAACAGCATCAGCATCAGACAGAGAACCAAGGGTTTCTTTGGCTTCCCATGTCTGCCAGTTACCTTCTGCCAGTTCTTGTTTCTTATGTTCAATTATAAATTTACCTAATGAAGACTTCATACCCGCAGTGCCAAACTTCAAGTTACGTAAAGTGGATACAAAAGTTTCTATCTCCTCGTCAGATTCAAGGGTGTATTCAGGGTCACCATATAATTTTTCTTTATTTAACATACCTGCTCTGGTCTGCTCTAATGAATACAAGTCATTAAAAGAATCAAATTCTCGTAAACCTTGTTGTAACTCTTCAACTATTTCAGAGCTCTCAAACCAACTACGTGCTACACTGTCTACATCGTCAGGATTTCTAAAGTCGTAGACTCTACCGTCTCTTCCTGTCACACGTACACCGACAGTATATAAAGTTCTCGGTGCCGCAGAAGCTTCATAGTCTCCTACTACAACTTGCATAAAGTCCTGCATGAACTCTTGCTTCTCTTGAACATTACTAAACTCTTCTTCAATACCTAAGTTAACTATTTTAGATCCAAGAGTGTGAGTGCCTTGCCCGCTTAAAGCCCATCCTTCTGCATACTCTTTTACTGGAGTAGCTGAAAAACCTTTAGTGGTTCCTGAAGAAGTTCTTCCTGCTACAGGGTTAGGATCGTCAAAAGGTTTATTAATCTCGAAAGCATATAAGGGATTGAAGTGGTTATAAGTTCCGTGGTAGAACCTATCCATACCCTCACTCTCTTGTCCAACTCTGACCGCATCTCCTAGTTTAACGTGAGCTTTAGGATTACGTTCCGCCCATTTTAAATATGCTTGGTTTCGCGCACTCTCTAGTAAAAGTTTTCTCGTGTAGTTCCTTACTTTAATTAGGTCATCACCATGTAGAAGTTCTAGCTCAGAAGAACCTAGTGAAGGAGCTTCCTCTGGGTACCGTAATCCTAGAGTAGACCAAATCATTTTAGGTCCTGCTTCGTTACTCTCTCCTTCTGCAACATCTACGTTAGGCCATACTAAAGGAGCTCCTGATTCAAAAGCTGTATCTACTTGCTGCGTCGCAGCGTTGATAACATCCTGCAAAGAATCTTTTTTAGAGTCTCCGTCAAGGGAGTCTCTCCAACTTGATACTGACTGCTCCACGTTATCAGCAGTTAAGGACGCTCTTCTTTCTTCAGCGTCACTAGCATTTATCCTTTTGGAAATAGGTACTAGATTACCTTTAGCGTCTAGCAATATGGAAGGTAGGTTCTGCCCTGCGAAACCAGAGTCTCTAAGTTTATTAGATACAATCTCGTTAAGCTTCTGTGCCGCTTGTGGATTTCTTTTACTCCAAGCTGCCACTTCTTTTTGTTTAGAAGCTTTAGTAAATTTTTCATTTAGTTTTTCAAGAAGATTGTCTTCCCCAGAATCTCCTTTAGTTACTACCTTTTGATAGTCTTCCCCAAAAGCCATGCCCTCTACGTTATCAATCTCGCTAAGGATCTGGTCTTGCACTACGTACAAAGACTCAGCAGGAGAAGCAGGATCAAAATTTAAAACACCTGAGTCGTACCTATACCCTCTAGTCATAGCTTCTACTTCTTCCCGTAGATTCTTTAGAGCTTGGTAATAACGTGGGTTATCTTTAGAATATCTTTTGGAAACCACCATACGTGTGAACATATTCTTAGTGGCTTGTAAAATTATTTTAGATGCAGTGGGCCTAGTTCTAAAGAAAGCAATAGCTTCTTCAGTAGTAGTTCCTCTTGTTCTCATCTGAACTTGCATACGCAAATTCTCATCCATCAAAGCTCGCTTCTCATCTAAGACAACCTGTGCATCTTCTGACTCCAGTCTTTTAATAGAGTCCTGTAGTACACCTTCAGGACTAATAGCATAATACTTTTCTGCTATATCTCTGAACTCTCTGTCGTCAGTCTCTTCTACTAGCTTATCAAAGTTATCCCTATCTACTGCTTTTATAGCGGCAACGTGGGAAATCTCTTCATTGAAAACGTAATCAACTGACTTGATTACAGCGTGAGGAGTCATTGGTTCCTGACTCAGGAACAATGAACCAACTAAGTTACCTACACTAACTTGTACTTGGTTACCTGACATTAGCATAGTATGCCCCTTCAACTCCATCTCTGGAGACATAAGAACTAGTTCCACATTATGTCTCCGAGCATGGCTCTGTAACCTAGACATTATAGTAGCTCCTAACTGTATAGATTTATTCCGTCTCTTCGTAGATCCTACTTGATCAGCAGGTGCCCCATCAGACAAAGAAGATAACAAAGCTTTATCTAGTTGAGCGCGTAGGTCAGCTTCTCTTTTTTGCTGTGCCTTAGAAGGTAGTACAACTATAGGGTTTTGATCGACTGCTTGTACCGTATTAATAACATCTACACTATTTGCATTAGCTTTTAAAGTAGCGTTGGCTGCTCTCTCTATTGCCGAAGAAATAGCCGTAGCTGTTCCCTTACCTGTTTTATTAACTGTATTAGTAAACGCAGTTATTTTTTCAAGGGCTTCGTTGTAAATAGTTCTTTCCGCAGGAGATACATTTAAACCAAACAAACCTAATATCTTATCGAGCACTCTATGAAGAAGGGTGCGATTTACTTTCGGTGATTTTAAATTTCTTAGTGTTTCTTGGAACTGTGGGGAAGTAAACACATAAGCCATAAACTCGTCAGGATTACTTAGAGCTTCACTATTCAAGGAGTTCATAAGTCCTTGATCCTTTATTAAAGAATTAATTTCTACCATCAGATCTTTAATATCTGATAGTGCTTTCTCCTGAGCGGGAGTACGAACATTGTTAAACTGCCCTGTGTTTCGAGCGGCTTGTTCTGATATACCAGATACAACATCCGCTGTTAATGCGTGTAAGTACTCATGCAATAATACACCCACTACACCAGATCCATTATGCCCATCTAAGAATATGGCAACAGTGTGTTGACCACTATTGCTTTTAGTATACTTACCTGCATACCCATTACCTTGTTCTTCAATCGTAAAATTAACGGATCTAATAAAGTCGCTGTTCTGCAATAAAATCTTAGCGGCTACTTTAAAGAATGGACTGTAATTTTTAGTGGATACAATTTTCTTTAGAACTTTTATGACTGACTCACTGTTACCACTCTCAAGCTGAATGTCTGAAACTTCCTGTGTGTTGGACTCTAATATTTCTGCCTTAGTTAAGGACGAAGCGTATGAGTTGGCAAACAACTCTATAGAAGCTGATCGTATAGATCTTATTATGTTTGCTACTTGTTTGTCTGAAACTTTTTTACCTAGTACTCTTGAGGCGTAAGCTCTAAATGGAACCCTGAACCCTGAATCATTGTCAAGGTTACCCATAATAGCATCAGATCCTGACCAGTAAATTCGAAGCAGACTAGTTAAAGGTCTACCTTTACTCTTAGGTAATTGCTCAAAGAAATTATATAAGGTATTTAAATCGGCATCTTCATTGGGACCTGATGTGGCCCATGAAAATAAAGCCCCTAAAGCATCTTCATCAGATAGAGATTCTACATAAGCTCTACTGCTTCTGGAATATACTTTACGAGCTAAGAAATTATTTACTTGTTCGCGAGAAGGCGCACTTGTTTTTAATAAACGAACAGCAGCCTGTGTAAGAGGGAGTACAATCTTAGCAGATCTTTCA